CGCCGAGCCGTTGATCTGTCCTGAGCCGGTCCTACCAGGCCCGCCGGCCGAGCTGACTGCACCGCTCGCGTTGGAAACGCCGACCCTGCTACCGGTGGGCGAGGGTGATTACGGGATCACGCGTGCCGGCGTCGAGATGATCATCGACGGCTATCGGGCTCTGCGTGAACGCGAGGCGCTGTGGCGAGCGTGGGCGATGCAATGATTCCATCTGCAGTATGGACAAGCCTGATCCATGGCAACGGACCGTTCCTGGTTGGCCCTGAACTATTCTGGCAGTTCATGCAGCACAAGGGCTTCATTCGACTCTCGCCGATTACAGGCCGCTTTGCCGGCCGACTGGTGGCGACCATGGAAATGCCTGAACGCCTGGGTATCGTGGATGCCGCGTTCGCCGAATTGAAGCAGACGCTGCGGCCATGGATGGGGCTGTGGTGAAACTTTGCCCCAGCCCCTACACGGCTCCGCTCAGCGACGTGCCGGCGCTGCTGCGACAGATTGCTGACGAGATAGAGCGAGACGAAGAGGGCGCGAAGGCGTGCATCGTCATCATCGATTGGGTCGGTAGCCATCAGGATTACGGTTGCGACGTCCGATTGACAGGCCGCGACGGTGATCCGCTCCGCTCACTCGGGCTGCTGACCGTGGCAACCGATGATCTGGTCAGCGCCATCAACGGCGGCGAAATCACTCGCGTGGTAAAGCGTCGTGAACCGGACTGACTACATCGTCATCCTGACGCTGGTCGCGATGGCCGTGCTGACGGTGGCCTGGGCGGCCCGTGCCGACGGTTACGCCCGCAATTACTCGAGCGAATGCCCGACGTGGGCCCGTCTCGTGGAAAGGATCGAAGCGCTGCCGGCCGCGCAGCGGGAATGGGACACCTGGATGAGAGAAGCCGACCAGGTCGTGCAGCGCTACGTCCTCAGTGCCCGTAATTGGATCGACGCCGGCCTGACGGGTCGGCAAGCCTGGGGCGAGTGTAGGTCGTATTGAAATGGCCAGGAAACTGACGCCTAAACAGGAACGGTTCGTCGCCGAATACCTGAAGAACGGCAACAACGCATCAGCCGCTTACCGCGCCGCTTACAAGGCGGAACGGATGACTTCTAAGACGGTCAGTGAAGCGGCCTGTCGGATACTGAAAAACAGCAAAGTCGCTGCAAGGATTGCGGCGGCAGCGGAAAAGACCGTCAAACGCGCCGAAGTGAGCACCGCAAGAGTGCTCGAGGAAGCCGCCCGCGTAGCCCTCTCAGACCTGCGCCAGATCTTCGACGAACACATGAATCTGAAGCCGATTCACGAATGGCCGGACGGCATCGCGTCGGCGATCGCCAGCGTCGAAGTGACCAGTATCGGCGGCGAAGAAGGACTGAAGTACGTCACCAAGGTGCGCGCTTGGCCCAAGGCAGCGGCACTCGACATGCTGATGAAACACATGGGTCTGTATGAGAAAGACAACGCGCAGAAACGCCCGCACGAGTCACTGACCGATGAACAGCTCCGCGCTGCAATCACTGACGCGCTCGGAATTGCTGAAAGCGTACCTGCTGGCAAACGAAGCGAAGACGCGGGCAGCACAAGCAAGCCTGACCAAGTTCACTGAGGCTGTCGGTCTAGGATTCCAGCCAGCACGGCATCACCGTTACCTGATCGAACGTCTTGAAGCGGTCGAGCGCGGTGATATCAAGCGCCTGATGGTGTTCATGCCGCCCGGGTCGGCCAAGTCGACTTACGCCAGCATTCTGGCGCCGGCCTGGATGATCGGACGCAACGGCAAGCGCTCGATCATCGCCGCTTCGCACACAGCTACCCTGGCCGAGCGGTTCGGCCGCAAGGTGCGTAACCTCGTCGGCGCTGCTGAGTACGCCGAGATCTTCAAGACCCGGCTCGCGCCAGACTCGATGGCCGCCGCGCGCTGGGCGACGCAGGACGGCGGTGAATACCTCGCCTCGGGTGTCGGCGCCGCCATCGTCGGCTTCCGCGCCGATATCGCCATCATCGACGACCCGATTGCAGGACGAGAACAGGCGGACTCCGAGACCGAACGCGAGAAGACCTACCAGTGGTATCTGAACGACCTCTGGACTCGACTGAAACCAGGTGCCGCGGTCGTGCTCATCATGCAGCGCTGGCATGAGGATGATCTCGCCGGACGACTACTGCGCGACATGGAAGCCGGCGGCGAGCGCTGGGAAATAGTCAAGCTGCGCATGGAGGCCGAGTCCGATGACCCGCTGGGTCGGGAACCGGGCGAGCCGCTGTGGCCGGAATGGTTCACCGACGGCATGCGCGACCAGGCCAAGCGTGATGTGCGGTCGTGGTCAGCGCTCTACCAACAAGACCCGGTGCCGGTCGGAGGTGGTGAGATCAAAGCCGATTGGTTCCAGCGCTATCGCAAGACCGAAGACGACGGCAAGGGCCTGCGCTACATCCTCGTCGACCCGGCTGGCGAGCGGAAACCCGGAAGGAAAGGGCGCAAGGACAACACCGCCATGGGTGTGTTCGAAACCCGTGCCGATGGCAACGTCTACCTACTCGACGGCGTCCGTGAACGCATCGGACTCATCGAGCGCACCGACATCCTGTTCGAGTGGGTCGCGAAGTACAAGCCGCAGCTCGTCGGCTATGAGCAGTACGGCATGCAGTCGGACAGCGCGCACATCCAAGACCGGATGGAACGCGATCAGTACCGGTTCCGGCTCATCGAGCTGGGCGGCAGCCTGCGCAAGGAAGACCGCATCCGGCGCGTTATCCCGCGCCTCGAGCGCGGTGGGCTGTGGTTCCCGACGCAACTGATGCGCACCGCCGCTGATGGTACGCGCTACGACCTCATGGCCAACGTCATCGATCAAGAAGTGAAAGGCTTCCCGGTGGCGCCCTATGACGACTTCCTCGACATGCTGTCGCGCCTCGAAGACCTCGAGGAACAGCGATTGCTGAAGTTTCCCATGATCGAGAAAACGAAACTCAAAACCACCGCCGGCCGCGGGCCGAGCGGATCAAGCTGGATGGCTGCATGAACAACGTCGTCGCAATGCCGAAACCGGTCAAGCCCACGGCCTGTGCGGATTGCCACGGCGAACTGTTCCGCATCTACATGACGCAAGCCCATCCCGCCGGCCGTCGTGGCGCCATTCGGATCGCCTGCGCAGCGTGCGACAAGACCATCATGGAGCAGAGTGGTGGCGACTGAGACCCAGGAAGCCAACGCCCCGCTCGCGGGCGACGCTGAAATCATTCAGGAGATGCTCGACAACTACGAGCTCGCCTATGAGTTCGAGCGGGAGAACCGCGAAGCCGCGGAGAAAGACCTCGCCATCCTCGCCGGCAACACCTGGTCAGAAGCGGACAGGCAGCAGCGTGAGGCAGATGGTCGTCCCTGCATGCAGTTCCCGCTGCTGAACCAGTATACGGATCAGGTCATCGGCGACTGGCGACAGAACCGCGCCGAGATCATCGCCCGTCCCGGTGAGGGCCAGATGGCACCCCGTGAGTTCGTCACGGAGCAGGGCCAGAAAGTCGAAGCCCACGAAGCCTATGCCGGTCTCATCCGCGCCACGGTCCGTGATGGGGGCGCGAAAGAAGCCCGCGACATGGCGTTCGAACAGGCCGTGTCCTCCGGTTTCGGACATTACCGTATCGTCACCGAGTATTCGAAGACCGGCTTCGATCAGGTCATCAAGTATCACCGGATCACCGATCAGTTCTCCGTCTACTGGGATCCCTCCGACTATTCGTACAGCCGAGAGAATGCATGGTGGTGCCAGATCGTTGTCACGATGCCCAGGAAGTCATTCGAGCGGGACTTTCCTGGTGCGATGTCTGCCGCTGATCTCCCGGTACCGACCCATCTGCAGGACTGGTTTGCCGGAGACACTGTCAGAGTCGGTGAGTATTTCCGCAAGGTCCCGGTCAGTCGAACGATTGTCCTGCTCTCCGATGGCCGAGTGGTCGACGCCGATCAGTTGGAACCGATCGCCGACGAACTCAAGACTCAAGGGATCACGGTCGTCAAGGACCGCACCATCCAGGATCACAAGGTCGAGTGGTACAAGGCCACCGGTCTAGAAATCTTGGAACGTCAGACCGACTATCCGGGGCGTTACATTCCGATCGTCTCGGTCTGGGGCAAGGAGCAGAACAGCGGTGGTGGCCGTATCCGCTACCGCAGCCTCATCCGTTACGCCCATGACGCCCAGCGCATGGTCGACTACATGCGCACCGCTGGAATCGAACGTATAGCCCTCGAGCCCAAGGTGCCGTTCATCATCGGTGCCAGCCAACTCGGCGACTACCAGGGACTGTGGAAGACGGCGAACTACATGACGCACGCCTTCCTGCCCTACGACGACAGCGTCAATCCCAACCCACCGCAGCGACAGTTCCCACAGCAGGCCGCGACGGGGATGTTGCAGGAAGCGAATCAAGCCCGGGAAGACATCAAGGGTGCTGTTGGAATGTACGACGCTGGTGTCGGGAATCGATCGAACGAGACTTCAGGCAAGGCCATCATGGCGCGTCAGCGGGAAAGTGACGTCATGTCGTTCCCGTTCATCGACAACATGGGCCGTTCGCTGAACTACGAGGCCAAGGTCGTCTCAGATCTCATCCCGAAGATCCTGGATACCCGCCGTGCCGCAAGGATGCTGAATGCCGACGAGTCCGAAGTCAGCCTGATCGTGAATCAGGAGATACGAGACGA